AAACTTTGAACCACGCCTAATCCCTTTCCTCACCTTGCTTCATTGAAGACTTCTGTTCCTTTCATCAACTTCTTCGATGGTTTCCGTACATCACACGAGTATCATAAGATTGAGTGTCTTGATCAGGAAGACATCCGTCCATTGGTTGATGAAGAGGATGTTAAGCGCTTCCGTGATCGTGCAATGACACCAGAACGCCCAGTAGTACGTGGTACTGCTGAGAACCCAGAGACCTTCTTCACACACCGTGAGGCAAGTAACTCTGCATATGAGAACGTACCAGAGGTTGTTGAACACTATCTCAATGAGCTCACAAAGATCACTGGTCGTGAGCATCACCTCTTCGATTACTATGGTGCTGAGGATGCTGAGAACATCATTATCTTGATGGGTTCCGCAACTGAAGCTGCTCGTGAGGCTATCGATTACCTCATGTCTCAGGGCAAGAAGGTTGGTATGGTAGCTGTACACCTCTATCGTCCATTCTCTGTTAAGCACTTGCTTGCAGCTGTTCCAAAGACTGTTAAGCGTATCGCAGTACTCGATCGTACTAAGGAACCAGGTGCAGAGGGCGAGCCATTGTACCTCGATGTGAAGAGTGCTTTCTATGATGTAGAGAACAAACCATTGATCGTTGGTGGTCGTTATGGTCTCGGTTCTGCCGATACTACACCTGCTAAGATCATCGCTGTATACGACAACCTTGAGTTGCCAGAGCCAAAGGATCACTTCACCGTTGGTATCGTTGATGATGTTACCTTCACTTCTCTGCCAGAAGTAGAGGAGATTCCATTGGGCGATAAGAGTACTTTCGAGGCTAAGTTCTATGGTCTTGGTGCTGATGGTACCGTTGGTGCTAACAAGAACTCTGTGAAGATTATCGGTGACAATACCGACAAGTACTGTCAGGCTTACTTCTCTTACGACTCTAAGAAGTCAGGTGGTTTCACCTGTTCTCACCTCCGTTTCGGTGATAGTCCAATCCGTTCTACCTATCAGGTAAACACTCCTAACTTCGTTGCATGCCACGTTCAGGCTTACTTGAACATGTATGATGTAACACGTGGATTGCGTAAGAACGGTACATTCTTGCTGAATACGATCTTTGATGGTGAGGAACTCGTACACTTCATACCTAATAAGGTAAAGCGTTACTTCGCTAAGAATAACATCACTGTTTACTATATCAACGCAACAAAGATTGCACAGGAGATTGGTCTTGGGAACCGTACCAACACTATTCTGCAGTCTGCATTCTTCCGTATTACTAAGGTTATTCCTATCGACCTTGCTGTTGAGCAGATGAAGAAGTTCATCATTAAGAGCTATAGCATGAAGGGACAGGATATTGTTGATAAGAACTATGCTGCTGTTGACCGTGGTAACGAATACAAACAGTTGACTGTTGACCCTGAATGGGCTAACCTTCCAGACGATGCAGCTAAGGCTGACGATGCTCCTGCATTCGTTAAGGAACTCGTTCGTCCAATGAATGCACAGGCAGGTGACCTCTTGAAGGTTTCTGACTTCGTAAATCATGGCACTGTAGATGGTACATGGTCAGTGGGTACTGCTGCTTATGACAAGCGTGGTGTGGCTAGCTTCGTTCCAGCATGGACACCAGATAACTGTATCCAGTGTAACAAATGTGCATTCGTTTGTCCTCACGCTTGTATCCGTCCATTCGTATTGGATGAGGCTGAGAAGGCTGGCTTCAATGAGCCAACACTTGATATCCTTGCACCAAAGGATCTTAAGGGTATGCAATTCCGCATCGAAGTATCTGTTCTCGACTGTACAGGTTGTGGTAACTGTGCTGATGTCTGCCCAGGTAAGAAGGGTAACAAGGCTCTCGCTATGACACAGTTCGTTGCTGGAGAGGAAGAGGCTACACGCCGTGCAGCTGACTGGAATTACCTCATTAAGAACGTTAAGAGCAAGCAGAACTTGGTAGATATCAAGTCAAATGCTAAGAACTCACAGTTCGCTCAGCCATTGTTCGAGTTCTCTGGTGCATGTGCTGGTTGTGGTGAGACTCCTTACGTTAAGCTCGTTTCACAGCTCTTCGGTGACCGTGAGATGATTGCTAACGCAACAGGTTGTTCTTCAATCTACTCTGCTTCAGTACCTTCAACGCCTTATACAACAAATGAGGAAGGTCACGGTCCTGCATTCAACAACTCATTGTTCGAGGACTTCTGCGAGTTCGGTATGGGTATGGCAATGGGTAACAAGAAGATGCGCGAGCGTATCGTCGTACTCCTTAACGGTGCTATGGCTGATGATCACGTATCTGCAGAGTTCAAGGAAGCTGCTCAGGAGTGGCTCAACAACATGAACGATGCTGATGCTTCAAAGGTTGCAGCTGCTAAGCTGAAGCCATTGATCGAGGCTGGTGCAGCAAAGGGTTGCCCTGTATGTGCAGAGCTGAAGACACTTGATCACTATCTCGTTAAGCGCAGCCAGTGGATCATCGGTGGTGACGGTGCTTCTTACGATATCGGTTACGGTGGTCTCGACCACGTCATCGCATCTGGTGAAGACGTTAACATCCTTGTCCTCGATACTGAGGTTTACTCTAACACGGGTGGTCAGAGCTCTAAGTCTACACCACTCGGTGCTATCGCACAGTTCGCTGCTAAGGGTAAACGTATCCGCAAGAAGGACCTTGGTTTGATGGCAACAACCTATGGCTATGTATATGTAGCACAGATTGCTATGGGTGCTGACAATGCACAGACATTGAAGGCTATCCGTGAAGCTGAGGCTTATCCAGGTCCATCACTCATCATCGCTTACTCTCCATGTATCAACCATGGTCTGAAGATCAAGGGCGGTATGGGTCGCAGTCAGGCTCAGGAGGCTAACGCTGTTGCTTGTGGTTACTGGCATCTATGGCGTTATAACCCACAGTTGGCAGAGGAAGGAAAGAACCCATTCTCTCTCGACTCTAAGGCGCCAGACTGGTCGAAGTTCCAGGACTTCCTCCACAGTGAGGTTCGTTTCCTCTCTGTTCTCAAGGCTTATCCAGATGAGGGTCAGGAACTCTTCAACGCCTGTGAGGAGATGGCAAAGCTCCGTTATCAGAGCTATGTCCGCAAGACTAAGGAAGACTGGAGTGAGGAAGAGGCCTAAGAGCATCCTTACAAAAGAATATAAAAGAAAGAGGTTCCTCGAAAGGGGAACCTCTTTTTTTCATGCTTTTCTGAACGCTCAAAGGGTGAAAAGGTAGCTCTCCCCTCACCCACTATGTAAGAAAACATCCTCCTTAACCTTACCTGTAGACAGAACTTAGCATAAGGAATATTCCGAACCGCACCTAACAGCAATAATAACAACAATCGTAAGAATGATTCATAAGCAATTCCTCTCCTGCTTCTGACTTCATATAACATCACCGAAATAGGCTCGCTCTTTAGAAAGAAACGTACAGGAGGAGCCATCAGCAACCCTTATCTAAACTGATTTCATCGTATCATCTGACTCGCTATACATAAACCAGCCACACACAATGAAGAAAAACAAAAAACCGGTATTGGTAATCCTTAAATAAATCGGAAGTAGACTGCTTTATTTCTCCCTCTCCTCTTTTGTAAGAAAGATTCACAACCCAATCGTAATAGGTACTCTTTTGCAAAGTAAAAGATGCCCTTTTGCATGGTAAAAGATGCTCTTTTGAAGTGTAAAAGACGCCCTTTTGCAGCGTAAAAGGGCACCTTTTAGAAAGGCTTTTGTAAGTCCTTGGTAAACAATGGGATACAATCCTGAATGCTTTTCATTTCTTTTGATTTTGTAGACATGCAACTTTCATCTCTTGTAAACATATTTCTGATTAGTCCGTAATGGCGCAGTGATATGCTTCAAGCCGGATAAGTTTATAAGAAACTGCGCTAAAGAGTTTTACCACAAACAGCCATATCCCAGAACTATCAGTCGCCCTTTCCCATCCAAGGACAAAATCCTACCGTATACCATTTCCGATTTTGCTGTCATTTCTGTCACTCCGTTACCGCCTTTAATCATCTGAATATAAACCCATTCCACGAAGTGTTAAAAGTGACAGCAACTAAAAACAAAACTAGATTAACCCGTTGGCGGAATTAAAATGTAGCTATAATGATATATAAAAAGTTGCACATATCGTTGATTTTAGTAACTTAGTGAAGTCAAAACCATTAAGTACAAATCCTCGTATGTGCAACTTATACACAAAATTCGTCAAAATCCTTGAGATATGCAAGCAATTCTCTCACAACCTTGTCAATGAGCAGGGGAATATACCCCGTCGTGGTCCCATGCCAAAATTTTCAGATTTGGAGGTCGTTGCCTTGTCCTTGACAGCGGAATCAGAGAGCATTGATAGTGAAAAATGGCTTTTTGATTATAAGCTTCAGGAGTACAAAGACAAAATACCTAACCTCATATCTCGCAGGCAATTCAACGACCGTAGAAAGAATACCGCAGGATTATGCGAAGACATACGAAAGAGAATCGCTGCCCAAATGGTCGGTGGGGAAACTCAATTCTTCGTAGATTCCAAGCCGATAGCCGTATGCAGAGTTGCCAGAGGGAAGCGTTGCAAGATGGGGCGAATGGGAGATTTCTCACAAGCACCGGATTTCGGTTTCTGTGCATCTCAGAACATGTATTACTTTGGCTATAAACTCAATGCACTCTGTGTGTTAAGTGGGGTGATACACTCCTATGACTTGTCAAAGGCCAGCGTGCACGACCTGAATTATATGAAAGATGTCAAGTTGGTCTATCATGACTGTAATATCTATGGCGACAAGGGATATATAGGGGCTGATGTTCAACTCGATCTTTTCCAAACGGCTCACATTAGATTGGAATGTCCATATAGGCTGAACCAAAAGAATTGGAAACCAAAATTAATCTCTTTTGCCAAAGCCAGAAAAAGGATTAAAACGCTCTTCTCACAACTCAGAGATCAATTTTTGGTTATCAGAAATTATGCGAAAATAACAAATGGTCTGTTTGCCCGAATAATCGGGAAAATTAGTGCGCTGACCATATTACAATATGTCAACTTTATTAATAACCAACCCATCGGAAGAATTAAATACGCACTAAATTAATTCCACCAACGGGTCTTAGTTTATATCCAAATACAAAGATAATAAAAATATGGGCTTACACACTTTTATAGGACAGTACCTGTTTTCTGTAAATAAAATTCATGCCTTGTGTAAGCCATTTTCTCCTATATAGGTTTGACGGTTTAGATATAAAAAGTGCCAAGCCCCGTGAAGGCTTGGCACTTCTTTATGTCGTATGATACTACTACTATGGTAAGACGATAAGTTCAAGGCTGTCAGATTTGACTTTCACTTTCAGCCAGTCATAAAGTTGTTTTTTATTGTTGTCAGCAAGTGGTTTTGAGGTCTTTACTACTGCGACAATATGATTATTAATCAATGTTGTGTCGATGAAAGATTCAGAAGCCTTTGAAAGTATAATGCTCTTTGCAGTAGGACAGATAACTTTAAGTTCGTCTTTCATGTTGTTTGCCAGAACAGGATAATGCGTATAAGAAGTTAGTTCCTTCTTTAGCACATCGTTGTTATATGCAAGTTCTTGCCATTCAGCCGTATTCTTTTCTCCTGTCATCAACTGACCTTTCTTCTTGTGTTGTAGAAGTAATAAGCTATCAGAGTTTGTTCCTTGAATCACCTTAAGTTTATAGCCATTAAGGTCATAGGCAACCATTGTTTTTTCAGCCTTTTTTATCGAGTCAGTCGAAATCGGGTTACCAATGGCTACGACATGAAGCGTTTTAGTTTGGCGGTCATATTCGTGCGAGAGAATGTTTGTTCCGTTATAATCAAGTTCCTTTGCTATAAATTGTTCTATATTATTTTCAAAGACACTTTGTTTGATAATGTTCCATGTCATGTAGCTGGCAGGAATGATAGTAATAATGATGATGCCGACGATGTAATAATTTACTCGTCTCATTTGTTCAAGATTGATGAACTGCTTTCTATGAAAATGCAGAAAGTGTACGCCTAAGCAGGTTGTAAAAGCGATAAAAACTGTATTGATGAAATAAAGATAAAAGGCACCTAAGAAAAAGGATGTATTTTGTACGGCCAGTCCATAACCTGCTGTACAAAGGGGTGGCATTAAGGCTGTGGCAATGGCAACACCCGGCAACACGTTGTTTTTGCCTCTTGTAGCTAATGCTAAGAACCCTGCAGCACCACCGAAAAGGGCTATCAGTACATCGTAGAGCGTAGGTGAGGTACGTGCTAAAAGTTCTGACTGCGCTTCTCTAATAGGGGAAATCGTAAAGTAAATCATTGCGGTAATAACACTGATAAATGTGCTTACCAAATAATTCCTTAGGGACTGTTTGAAAAGAGTCAAGTCGGCTATGCCAATGGCTAATCCCATACCGATAATTGGTCCCATCAGTGGAGAGATGAGCATAGCACCAATAATTACTGCTGTTGAATTGACATTCAAGCCTAAGGATGCAATAAATACGGCAAAGATAAGTATCCAGAGGTTAGAACCTTGAAAGTTGATACCATCAGTTATCTGTGTAACAACATCTTTTTCATTGCCTTTGTCAGGCAAGATGTTGAAATAACTCTTAATCACTTGCCATAAAGTTTGATTGTTATTTTCCTGCATTTTGTGTTTTTTTTTAAAAGACCTTAATTCCGCAGCATAAATTCTTGTAAGAACTCCAAGTGCCTGGGAAACAAAGTTCTCGAAACACTTGAATATGTCAGAAATTTCACCTATCTTGGTGCTGCAAACATAACAAGTAAGCAAAAATTTGACATGACAAAATCACATCAGAGTGCTCTCCATCCCATAAACATCTTCACGGTCTCCGGATCGTTATGGTCGAAAAACGCGCTTTTGGCGAGGTCAAGGGATTTGATACGCTCCATTTCGTCGGGTGTAAGCTCGAAGTCGTAGATGTTGAAGTTCTCTTCCATACGGTTGCGGTGGACGGACTTCGGAATGATGATGACATCGCGTTGGGTGAGGTAGCGGAGGGCAACCTGTGCCACGCTCTTGCCATGCACCTTGCCGATTTCCTTTAACACAGGATTCACGAAGAATCCGTTGCGACCTTCGGCAAGCGGTCCCCACGACATCGTATGCGTGCCGAACTCATCCATGTACTCCTTACTCCTGATTTGCTGGCAGAAGACGTGCGTCTCCACTTGGTTCACTGCCGGTACGATTTCGACATTGCTCGCAAGGTCAATGAAATGGTTCGGCTGGAAATTGCTCACACCGATGGCGCGCAATTTGCCCTCCCGATAAGCCTCTTCCAAAGCGCGATAGGCACCATAGTAGTCACAAAAAGGCTGATGAAGCAGCATGAGGTCGATGTATTCGGTCTGCAACTGGCGCAGACTCTCGTCGATGCTCGCTTTAGCACGTTCGTAGCCGTAGTTGCCTATCCATATTTTAGACACCAGAAAGATTTCGCTGCGGGCAATGCCGCTCTTCTTCACTGCTGCGCCCACGCCCTCTTCGTTGTGATACGCTTGCGCAGTATCCACCATCCGATAACCTGCGCCGAGTGCGTCGTTCACGCAACGTTCGGCTTCTGTCGGGTCCACTTGATATACCCCGTAGCCCAATTGGGGTATTTTCACTCCGTTGTTTAACGTTACATACTTCATTTTCTTCTCTTTTTTGGGTTAATGATTACAAAGTTCTTAATTCCGCAGCATAAATTCTTGTGAGAACTCCAAGTGCCTGAGAAAATTATTAGCTGATATTCAGCTAATTAATTT